GAGTTGGATTTCGAAGACATTCGTTCTAACTTAAAAACTTATCTAAGCACACAAACACAATTTCAAGATTATAATTTTGAGGGATCGGCAATTTCTACTTTGCTAGATGTTCTTGCGTATAATACTCATTATAATGCTTACTATTTAAACATGGTAGGTAATGAAATGTTTTTAGATACTGCTCAACAAAGAGATTCAGTTGTATCTCGTGCTAAGGAATTGGGTTATACCCCTGTTTCTGCTAGAGGTGCTACTGCTCAAATCAAATTGACTTTTAGTGGTGTGGCAAATACTGTTGCTCAGTTTACAATTCCTAAGAATTCTACATTCACGACTACTATTGATGACTTAACATATACTTATGTTACAACAGATTCTAATATTGTTTTAAATTCATCAAATACATTTATTAAAACAATTAGTATTAAAGAAGGAACTCCATTAACACATCGTTTCACTGTTGATAGTTCTGGAACTCAAAGATTTATTTTACCAAATAAAAATATTGACACTTCAAGTATTGTGGTAAATGTTCAAGAGTCTGCTTCTGATACAAGTAAAACAGAATATAATTTAGCAACAAATGTTAAACAGTTTTATAATACATCAGCAATTTATTTCTTACAAGAAAGTTCTGATGAAAAATATGAAATTAGTTTTGGTGATGGTGCTTTAGGCAGAGCAGTTAAAAGTGGTAATATTGTAATCGTAGATTACTTAGTAAATAATGGACCAACTACAAATGGTGCTAATACTTTCTCTATCGATTCGATGACACTGACTGGTGCTTCATATTCAAGTGCTGCTGTTACATTGGTTACAAAGGCAAGTGGTGGTCATAGTGCTGAAAGTGTTGAGTCAATTAAATTTAACGCACCTAGAAACTTTCAAACTCAAAACCGTGCAGTTGTAGATAATGACTATCAAAGAATACTATTAGCAGAGAATGCTGATTTACAATCTGTTATTTCTTTTGGTGGTGAACAAGCAGATCCTGCTGTATATGGTAAAGTTTATATTGCTGTTAAACCATATGGTGAAGATTTCACAACTAATATTAGAAAAGAACAAATAAAAACTTCTATTAATGATAGAACACCTTTGGGTATTGATCCAGTTGTTATTGATCCAGATTATATTTACATTGTTCCTACAATTAATACATACTACGATGCAACTTCAACTACATCTTCAGAAACACAAATTATTTCTAATATAAGAACAACGGTTGCTTCTTTCTCAGATAATAACTTAGAAAGATTTGGTAATAAGTTAAGATTCTCTCGTTTTACAAGAGCATTAGATAATATTACCACTGGTTCTATTTTAAATAATGATGTGAGTTTAATTTTACAAAAGAGAATTATTCCTAGTGTAACTGCAGCAGAAAGGCAATTTCTTAAGTTTAATAATAAGATTAGACCAGGAACTTTAACTTCAACAGAATTTACTTACAGTGGTTTTGCTGCATTCTTAGATGATGATAGTAATGGTAATATTAATATCTACCGTTATAATGCTGATAAGACTAAAACAAATATTGTAGATAATGCAGGAACAGTTAATTATACAACTGGTGAAATTGAAATTAATGCTTTTAAACCAACGAACTATGTTGGAACTTATTTAAGAATATCTGCTACACCAGATAGATTTGATATAACACCAGTAAGAGAACAAATATTAATACTTGATCATACAAGTGCTATAATTACTGCTACTGGCGAAAATTAATAAAAGATGAGTGTATCAAATAAAATATCAACACTGGTTCAAAATCAGTTTCCTGATTTTTATAAGGAAGATGGCGAGAACTTTTTATTATTCATAGAAGCATACTATGAATATTTAGAGCAAACTGGAAAACTTACAGACGGTATTGCTAATCTTACAAGTTATCGTGATATTGATACAACTACAAATGACTTCATAGAATATTATAGAAGAGAGTTTCTACCCTCAGTTCCTATTGAGATGCAAGCAGATAAAACTCTGCTTATTAAAAATGTAAACTTACTTAATCAAACAAGAGGAACGGAAGCATCATACCGTTTACTATTCAGATCTTTATATAACGAAGATATTAATATTGAGTATCCTTCAGAAAATATTTTAAAAGTATCTGATTCTGATTGGAAAATTGACAGATACTTAGTTATAGATTATAATGAACAAGGTTTTGATTTAGTAGGTAAAAGTATTGTAGGAACTGATTCGTTAGCAACTGCTTTAGTTGAAGATGTGGTTCGTAGAACGATTCGTGGTCGAGATTTGATGCAGGTTTACCTATCAAATATAGTAGGAACTTTTACTCATAAAGAACCAATTAGATTAAGAACTGATGTAAACAGTTCAGGTTTTACACCAAATGTTGAAGCAGGTATTAATGTTGTAACTGTTAATTCTGCAGGTGGTGGTTTCTCTGTTGGTGATGTTGTAAATATTGTATCTGATGATATTGGTGAGTTTGCTAAAGTAGTAATTACTGGAACACAAGATTTAGAGGGTTCTTTAACATTTGCTATTGTAGACGGTGGTTCAGGTTATAGAGGTTCTACTGTATCTCCTGGTTCTAAAATTACACAATCAACAGTAAACTATACAAGTGCTGCTTCATTTACTATTGAACCAAACGACTTTACAGATAATCAAAATGTTTTATTCTTAAATAGCAATCTAATTAATGACAATAATAGGTTTGTTAGTTTAGCACCAACCGTGACATTCGCAGACGGTGCAGATAGGAAAATGTCAAGTTTTGCTAATACTTTATTATCTGCTCCAGATTTTGGTTTTGTAGAAACACTATCTGAACAAACTGGTGTGAATTACAGAGACCATAAAAGTGCTAAACTTGTTATAGCAAATACTTCAGATCCAAGTATCTCTGCTTCAGATTCTTTATTCGGTGTAACTTCTGGTGCTAATGCTACAGTTGTTTCAATATCAAGAGCATATAATTCTACAGATGTTGTATTAGAAGTAGACGGTTATAAAAACTTTTCAACTTCTGAACAAGTAAACATTGAGACATCTGATGGAACTACAGTAGGAACGGTATCATCATTTAGTGGTAATACTGTTGGTCATCATGTTTTAAATATTTCAAATACACAAACAATTAGTGTCGGTCAAGAATTGGTCGGTGTAACTTCTGGTGCGTTTGGAGTTGTAAAAGAGTTAGTTGCTTCAGCAGCATCTAACACATATGTTCGTGTTACTGCGAATACAACTGCTAATCTAACATCACAGTTTGATACTGGTCCAATTAAACCTTATACTGCTAGTGAGAATATTCGTTTAGTAAATACATCTACAGTTGTAGGAACTGCCAAAGCAAGCACATCAAATGCTACTATTGAAAACATTTATACATCACTAAACGATTCTCTTATCTTTACAGAATATAATTTAGGAACTATTGCAGAGTTATCTTCTGTAACAAGTGGCAGTGGTTATGAAACTGCTCCAACTATTAGTGTAGTTGATAATGATGTTAAGATAGCAGATATTGGTGAGCAATATGTCACAATTCAAAACGATGATGTAAACTGGGGAACAGGTAATTCATTCTTTACTACTCTTTCAACAGACGATAGATTAGAAGTAACTGGTGGTGCTTCTGGATATGTAATGGGTGGTAGTGGACCAGGAGAACCAATTACTACAGTTCAGTATGCGAATGGAACATATGAAATGGTTGTTCGTGTTTGGCAAGATTTAGGACAAAGAACTGGACAAGGAAAATCGTTTTCTAACAACAGTATTGTTACACTTAAAACATTTACTGGTTCATATACTCCAGGTTATACTGCTGATACTAGAACTTTAGAAAATACAGGTAATGCTACAATTAGATTTATTGATGATCAAGGAGTGCTTGGTGATAACTCTAACATTACTGCTTCGGTTGGTGCTAACGGATCTATTACAAGTTTAAGAATTGTTGATAGTGGTTTCTCTTATAAAGACGGTGAAAGTGTAACACTTGCTAACTCTACTAGCACTGGTGTTTCTGGTGCTGCTACAATCTCACTAAGAGGTGATGCAAACTCAGAAGGATACTTCGCAAGTAGTAAAGGGCATGTATCTTCTAAACGAGGTTTCTTACAAGACGGTGATTACTACCAAGAATTCTCATATGAAGTTCAATCACCAGTATCACTTAACAAGTATAGAGATGTGGCATTAAAACTTGTTCACCCTGCTGGTAATAAGTTATTTGGTAAATACAGAACTCAAAGTAATGTTGATATAAATGTGACTGCCACTTCAGATAATGCTAAACTATTATCAGGAAATGGAACTATCGCACTTACTAATAGTTCATTTGATATAACTGGAACTAGCACAACCTTTACGAATGAGTTCGCTAACGGTGATGTAATTACAATTGAATATGGAAGTAAAGAGTTCTATTCTACCGTTATAAATATAGTAAATTCTAATACATCAGCAAACTTGAAGTCTGTTTGGGCGAAGTCTGACATTTCAAGTGCTAATGTATATTATAAATCTGGAACAATTTAATGGCAACTTACAAATACGCAACCAAAGAATTATCGATTAATAATGCTAAGAAGTTTTTACATCTGTTAAACGCAGCAGAAGATACAAGCACGACTAAAAATTCTGTAATACTTTATACAGCAATTGGCAGATCAACTGAATGGTCTAACGATCCTACTAAAGATGAAGTTCAAGATAATATTCAATCCCTTGATTATGACACTAAGAGAAGATTTATTGGTGCAAAGAAAATTAAAAATGCTGATGTTTCTCATGTAGCACCAAGATATAACTGGACAACTGGAACAGTTTATTCTATGTATCGTGATACTGATGAAGATATATATGATAGACAATATTATGTAATCACTGATCAAAATAATGTTTATAAGTGTTTATATAATAATAAAGGTGCTGCTTCTACAGTTAAACCTACTGGATTCTCAACACTAGCATTTACAACTTCTGATAGTTATACTTGGAAATATATGTTTACTGTTGATGTAAACGATGCGGACAAGTTTCTGACAACAGGTTTTATTCCAGTTAAAAATTTAACATCAAGTTCTGGGACAGAAGAAGACGATAGACAATTAGCAGTTCAAAATGCTGCAGTAAATGGTTCTATTGAAATTATTGAAACAGTTAATGTTGGTTCAGGATATCATGCAGTTGCTAACGGTGCAGTTGATGCTGGTGGTAAATTTACTTTAAGTCTTACTGGAAGTGGAGATAACCCTCCCTCTTCAATTGATGACTTTTATAATGGTTCTACTGTTTATATTAAGTCAGGCACAGGTGCTGGCCAATTAAGAAGAATTACTAACTATGTTGGTTCTACTAAAACAATGACAGTAAACACTGCATTTGCTACTATTTGTAACACAGATTCTCGTGTAATAGTTTCACCAACTGTTACTATTATTGGTGATGGTTCTGGTGCTAAAGCATATTCAAGTGTAAACGCAAACACTGGTTCAATAACAGGCATTACAGTTATTGATAAAGGAACTTTTTATACAAGGGCACAAGCATTGATTACTGCTAACAGTGTTCATGGTTCTGGTGCAACTGCTAATGTTTATATTTCACCAATCGGTGGTCATGGTTCAGATCCAATCGGTGAGTTATATGCTAATAGAATTATGATCAACACAAAACTACAAGACCCAGAAGGAAACTTTAGAACTGGTGCTGGTTACTTCCCTTCT